AGGGTATAATATAGAACCATTTAAATTATATATGTAAAACTCTATATAATCCGTTGAAGGATTAAATGTGGTAATTGTAGGAAATTGAGGTATAAGGGTTAAATCAGAAGATGAATAATCTTCTAATGTAAATCTTTCAGGGTCTATATTAAAAATATTAGTTGCCATTAATTATTGTATCACTATCTATTCCGTTGATTATATCAAGTGCTTGTTTTGTATTAGAATTACTAAGTGATTCTATTTGTTGTCTTGTTTCTAATAATTGCTCCCTTAAAAAAGTAATTTCTTGTTGAAGAGCTTCAATTTCTAATGATTGGGGCATATACCCAATATATTCAACACTAGTTTCAATTAAAGAAGTATGAGAATTTTCTCCTGTTTGAGGGATTTGGAAAAATAAAGCATCATAGTAAGTGAAAAATTCATTTACTGTAGGGAGATTATCTTCTACTGTAACAGGGGGTGTTGGTACTAATTGGCTAAAAGTAGTATCAATAGTCTGAGTGTAAGGAGATCTCGCAAAATTAGTTTTATTTAAAAGAATTTGTTTTTCCATTACCCATTAACTACTTTAAAATAGTAATTATCATCATAAATTGTTGTACTACCACTAGCTACAACTTGAACTAAAATTTTATAATATCGTTCTGGTTCTAAACCATTCATATAAATATCAAAATAACTTGATGTATAGTCACAGCTAATTTGAGTATAGTTTGAATCAAAATTAATTACATATTCATCTGTATCTAAATCTTTTACTGCATAATATGATGAACCTGAAGGTAAATAATATTGTTTAGTATACAAGGATGATGTTGACCAAACTTGTGCTGGGTATTTTGGGCGGCAATTTAATCTAAATCTGTTTATACTGCCACTATAAAACACGCCTGGGTTTTCTGCTAGGCCAATAAAAGCGTTAGGTTGTGAAAGTACAGTTATAGATGAAGTAGGATTCCATTCAAAATCATTCCATCTAATTTCTAATTGTGGTGGATAAATTGTATTAGTATCTACACTATAGTATTGTAATACAGGTTGAACTTGTTTATTAGCATTCCATTCAACTGCACCTTCCCATTTTAAAATTATTCCGTAATTTGGTAAAGAACCACTATACCAATCTTCAACCATAGAAGTAACCCCAATAGTTAAATCTTTATCACTTCTAAGACTAAAGGTTTGTTTAACAGGATAAGCTACAGCACCTCCTGGGAGATTTGCTGATGAACTTACCCACCATGAACCTCCACCTTGGGCTGAATACGTTGGGTTATATGACCTAGTATATCCTAAACTAGGACCACCAATATTCCAAGCATTTCCTCCCCCAAAAATTGGAGAATTCCATGCTGCTCCATCTGTAGTCATAGGTTCATCTAAATAAGTACCAGTACCACTATTCCAATTATCATGTACCGGATATGCTTCTAATATAGAATCTTCTACTATTCCTTGTGCTGTAGCTATATAAGATTTTAAATATGCGTCCCAAGACCCAGTTACTTTATTTTCTAAAACATCAGTAATTTCACTAGAATCAAATTGTATAAGAGTTCTTGCTACTGATGGAGCACTATCAACCGAAAAATTTAAATTTGATACTTGGTTAATAGGATCTAGTCCTGTATTCATTGCTGGGTACATTGAATACAAAGATGTATCTTTTGATGGAAATAATTTATATACTGCCATTTTGTTTATTTATAAGGGTCGGTTGCTCTTGCTATTAAATTTCTGTCTTGTAAACTATCAACATAAGGTCTAGTTGGAGTGTAAGGCTGAGTAGTAGGTGATGTTACAATATCTTGTCCTACTATAGTAGAATATGGTACATTAATAGGGCCACCTATTGGTTCTGGGTTTTCTAGGTCAAGTGAAGTTTTATTAAAACTAGTATCTAGTGAGGTTTTTGCAAATCTTGGTCTAGTTACTAACTCATCTTTTCTACCAGAAGAAATCCCATTAGCATCTGGGTAGTATGCTAATTTCCAGGATTGTTCATTGTATTTTTTTAATATATCACTCATGTTTTATAAGTTTACTACTCTACCTGTTATATCACTATTAGGAAATTTAACTTCAAAAATCATAGGATCTATTGAAGGGTACAATACTCCATTTAAGGTAGCACCTTGAGTATCATAAGCATATTGAGAATAACTAGCTCCTGAGTTAGTGATGTTTTTATTAGAGATTGTTAAAGATTTTACTGTTTGTACTCCTTCAATTTTATCTAATAAAACTGTTAAATCTCTAAATATAATAGGTTCGTTCATTTGCCAATTTAAAATGTTGAAATATTGTTGTAAAGCAATAATACAATTTCTTAATACGGCATTATTATTATAATTTGGTAAAGTAATAATTTCAAAATCAATACCAATATTAATTACAAAAGCATCTTTTATAGCAATAGAATCACCTACAGTTCTAAATTGAGAAAGGTAAGTAGAAATATTTTGTTTTAAAGAAGCATTTGCTGTAGTTAAATTACCATTTACGTTAAAAGCTAAAACATACATATCGATATTAGCACCACTATTAGAATTAGCTTTTGCTTTTTCTGTATATACTTTAGCTAATTTACCATATTTAGAAGGTAAAGATAATGCTCTAATAGTATAGTCATTTGGTGTAACCGCTCTATATTGGGTGTTAAAGTTAGAAATAATATTTTGTTTCATTTCTTCTAAACCATCACCTCCTCTACCTCCAGAAGCAGCTTTTGGATTAGTTACAGCTAAAGAATTATAAGATGATTGATATAACCCCGAATCAGTAGATGAATAATTAACAAAATTTCTTGTTACATTAGTTAATTCAGTTAAAGTATTAGCAGCCACATTAGCCCCAACTCCACCTCCAGTTAAATATCTTACAGTTAATTCACCAGTAGGAGCAATTCCATAAGTATTTGTAAAGATAAAGTTTGTTGGAGAATAAGCTGTGGTCATTTTATCCTTTTCAAAAGGTAAGCCTAAACCAACATTATCTGTATTAGGGGTGATTTCTTCATCAACATCTAAACTAGTTCCGGCACCAAATTGTATTTGAAGAGAACCACTATCTAAAAATCTAGTAGCAAATCTACGTTGAGTTTGTTTTAATTGGAGTAAATAAGGAGTTTCTCCTTCATTTTGGAAATTATTTGGGTCGTTTGGATTTGAATTTTTGATTGAATCATAAATCATTTCTTCAGCTAAATAAGGTACTTCATACCAAGTATTTCCATCTTCATCAACAATATCTAAAATACCTATAATATTTGAATTATTGATAGTAGTTGTAAAAAATTCTTGAGGAGTAGAACCAGCATTTATAGTAATTGTGTTTACTGTAGCTGATATTGCTGAGGTAGTTTTTTTAAGAAGATATTGTGTTGGGTTGTTTGAACCATCAACACTGTACACAGTAGCTGTTGTTGGGTTTGTTGAGCTTGAAACTGTAAAATCTATGGTATTTGATGTTAAGAATGGGTTAGTAGAATTTACTACTGATCCAATTTGTGCATTTTCAGCAATTTTTAAAGCATACCTATAGTCTGGTTGGTATACTCCTGTACCTGAGGTTTTTGAAGGAACTGTTTGATAGAAATCTAAGTCTACAGTAGCAACTCCTGTTACTGTAGGTTTGTAACCCATAACATAAGATAATTCATATAAATTATTTATATTATTTGCATATTGAACAAAAGTTTCATTGATAAGAGCATCCTGGTAGAATGTTAAAACATCCCCAATATAAGCAGTTTGTTCCATAAACATCATACCAGGTGATGCTTCTGTAAAGTCTGTGTATGTTGTTGGAAAATAAGTTTTAGAATAATTGATTAATGCTTGTCTAAGACCAGCAAAATCCTTATTTAAATATTTTATGTCTCTAGCTTGTGCCATTATCCAAAGGTAATTTCTAATTGGTCGTTAATTGACTGATTTTTTATAGAATAATATAATTGTATATTAATAGTTTGAGTATCAACATCAGCATTTAATCTCAAATCATTTATTGTAATTTGTGGGAAATATTCAGTTATAACACTAGATAAATCTTCTTGAATATAATCTAAACTATCTTGTTCAATTTGAAGAAATAAATATTTTCTTAACCCAAAACCAAAAGTAGGATTATCAAATCTTTCTCCGGGTTCAGTTACTAAAAAATTTAGTAAATTATATTTTGTAGCAGCTTGTGAAGTATAGGTTTGGGTAAATACTGCACCATTTGTAAA